AAGTACCAGCGCGAGATGGACCGTGCGTCACGCATGGGCGCGCAGTACTTCCGCTCCGTCCAGGACGGCGGCCGCACCGCCACCTCGTCGTGGAACACGCAGACCGCCGCGGCGCGCACGCACGCGAACGCCTTGGAGGCCAGCACCCAGGCGATGACCCGGTACGCGGCCGTCGCCGCCTCCGCGTTCGGAGCCGCCCAGCTGCTGGGCATGGCCGACGAATGGACGAACATCAGCGCCCGGGTCCGGCTGGCAACCGAGTCCACGGAGGAGTTCGAGCACGTCCAGGCCCGGCTCCGGGACATCGCCAACGAGACCTACCGCAGCTACGGCGAGGCCGCAGACCAGTTCGCCAGCACCAACCGCATGATGCGCGAGCTCGGGTTCACGACCGAGGACACGCTGGACGCCGCCGAGGCGCTTGGCTTGGCGCTGGTGGCTGGTGGTGCGGACGCGCAGCGCGGCGCGACTGCCCTTGACGCTTGGGGAAAAGCGGTGGCGCAGGGCCGCATTGGCACCGAGCAGTGGCAGACCCTGCTGCTCCAGACTCCACGCGTGGCGCAGGCGCTTGCCGATGGGCTGAACAAGACCACCGCCGAGATGACGGCAATGGCGCGTGCCGGGCAGCTGACGGCGGATGTCGCCGTGCCGGCCCTGATCTCGCAGATGGGCAAGCTGTCTGCCGAGGTCGAGTCCATGCCGACCGAGTTCCGCGATGCGGTCGGCCGGCTGAAGAACGAGATGCTGATCTTCGTCGGCGGCCTGAACGACGCCAGCGGGGCGACGGACGGGCTGGTGAAGGGGATCGAGCTGGTCGCCGAACACATGGACGTCCTGGTGACCGTGGGCGGCGGCGCAGCCATGGGCGCGCTGGCCGGCAAGATGATCCAGATCGGTCAGGGCGCCGCGTCTGCTGTGGCCGGCATGGTGCAGAGCCGCATGGCTGCCATCGCCGAAACGGTCGCCATTCGGGACGCGACCGCCGCGGCCTTGGCGAAGGCGCAGGCAGACGTCCGGCGCGCGCAGGCCGCGATGGGAGCCGCCCGGGGCTCTGCCGCCAGCGCCACGGCAACCCGCAACTACGCCAATGCGCTGCTGGTGGAGAGGCAGGCTTCCATCGCTGCTACCCGGGCGCAGGAGGCGTACACCGCCGCCACCAGTCGGGCGGCCATCGCCAAGCGGGCGGCACTGGGGATCCTGGGCGGCCCGGCCGGCCTGGCCGTGACCGTTGGCATGGTCGCCGCCGGCTGGCTCCTGTTCCGCGACAACACCGACGAGGCCACGGCCGCTCTCGACAACTGGACCGGCTCCGCCGAGGACGCCGTCGCTAAGTTCCGCGAGCTGAACAAGGAGCAGCAGATCGGGGCGATCATCCGCCTCGAGGACCAGATCGCCGACGCCGCCGACGAGCTGGAAGGCAACTTCTCGCGCATCGTCTCCGCCGCGAACAGCTTCGGCGGCGAGGCCGCCCGCGGCTTCACCCCGGCGGTGCAGGCCATCATCGGGGACTTCCGCGATGGCGCGATCAGCGCCGACGAGTTCTCCGGCCGCCTGAGCGCAGCCGTCGACGAAATGCTGGAGGGCTCGCCGGCCGCCGCGTCCGTGGGGCGCGAGCTGAAGGGCCTGATCGCCGCGGCCGCCGGCAGCGCGAAGGAGATCGAGACCAGCCGGGAGCGGCTGGCCAGCTTCAACGAGGTCAACGGCGCCGCGCAGACGCAGGCCAACGCCACCGCCGGCGCGCTCACCGGCCAGGCCGGCGCCATGGACGTGCTGGGCGCTGCGGCGGAGGCGGCCGGCAAGAAGATCCAGTCGGCCCTGGTGTCACTGCCCGGGCAGATCGAGCGCATCGGCAAGAGTGCCGGCGAAGTCGCGCGGCTCGATGTTCGCGATTGGTTCCGCGGGCTGGCCGCCAGCGGCGTCAACTTCGCCAACCGAGAGGACCCGCAGGTCCGGGCCCTGATGCAGCAGGGCGAGCGGTACATCCGGCTCATGACTGAGCAGGACGCGAAGCAAAGGGCGCTGGCAGCTTCCACGACGGCATTGGCAGCGGCGCGCAGGGATGCCGGCAATGCGAGTGCACATGACGAGTACCTGGCCAAACTGAATGAGGGCTATGCCGAGCAGGTCCTGAGCCTTGAGCGCCAGATCGCATTGCACGGCGAGGTCGGCCGGTCGGCGGCCATGGCCTATGACCTTGCTAACGGCTCGCTGTCCAACTTGGCTCAGAGTCAGAAGGATTACCTGCAGGAGCTGGCCGACTGGCTGGACTGGCTGGACGAGATGGACGCGCTCGATCAGGTGTGGGCGGATACGGCCAAGGAACACGGCAAGTATGCCGACGATGCGAAGGGCCATCTGAGGGGGCTGGAGGCCTTCGCCGATCAGGCCGCCCGCAACATGCAGAGTGCGCTTGGCGATAGCCTATACAACATCCTCGACGGCAAGTTCGACAGCATTGCGGACAGCTTCGGCGACATGCTGAAGCGGATGTCTGCCGAGCTGATGGCCTCGCAGATTTGGCAGGCTCTTGGCACCGCGCTGTCTGGGGCTACCGGGCAGGGATGGTGGGGCAATTTCGCGCGCAGCGTCGGCGGGGCGATGCAGGGCAACACGGCCGGCAGGCGAGCCGGCGGCGGCGCGGTGCGCCCCTTCAGCGCCTATGACGTGACCGAGCATGGCGACCCGGAACTGCTGACCTACGGCAGCCGCCAAGTGCTGCTGATGGGGTCCAAGGGCGGAATGGTCACGCCGCTGATGAACCGCGCCGGCGGGGGAGCGGGGGCCGGCGGACCAATGCGAGTGGAGATCGTGAACTCGGGTCCACCCGTCCAGGCGCAGCGGTCCGAGTTCCGGCGTGGCCCAGATGGCGAAGGTCTGCTCCGGGTGTTCCTGTCCGCCGTGGCAGATGATGTGGCCAGCGGAGGTAGGACGGCTGCCGCTATGAAGGGCCGCTTCGGATTGAGGGAGGCAGTGTGATGGCGACGTTCCCGAGCAACCCGTGTCTGCTGGTGGGCGGCTACGGCGAGGAGTTCGACCCATCTGTCGAGCGAACGGAGATGGAGCGGGGTCCGCCGAAGATGCGGGTGCTCAATTCTCGGGTCCTGGCGGAGATCCAGTGCCGCCTGCTGTTCGACAGCACCGACGACGTTGGCGAGTTCGAAGACTGGTACTTCGACACCATCAGGCGCATCGGCTGGTTCACCGTGCAGCACCCGAGGACGGGCGTCACGATCGAAGCCAGGATCAAGGACGGCCGGCTGGGGCAGTTGACTCCGATCAATAACGCCCGGCGGAAGTGGCAGCGGGACCTCACCCTCGAATACATGCGCTAACCCGCCACCCCGCAACACCCCAAGCCCCGGCCAGTCCGGGGCTTTTTTGTGCCCGGAGTATTCATGACTTTCGTCGAGAACCGCCAGCGCGTCACCGACACCAGCGGCGTCCTTCTGCTACTCGAACTGACGGCCCCGTCGCTGGGCGCCACGCTGCGACTGGTCAACGACTCCCAGGACTGGATCAGCAACGGCGAGAGCTACGTCGGTTTTCCGTTCCGGTTCAAGCTGCCCGACGACACCGCCGGCCAGGCGCCGCGCGCCGTGCTCGAGATCGACAACGTCGGCCGAGACATGACGGCGGACCTCGAAAGCCTGCAGCCCAACGAGGTCTTGACGGCCACGATCCGCATCGTGGACCGCGACGACCCTGACGACGTGTTCCAGACCATGGTGCTGCCGGTCTACGGCGTGAGCGTGAATCAACAGGTAGCCACGGCGCATCTCGGCGTCGATTACATCATGCGACAGGCCGCGGTGACGCTGCGCGCGAACCCGTACACCCTGCCGGGGATTTTCTGATGCATCCGGCCGAGGCATTCGTTGGCATTCCCTACGACGAGCAGACCTTCGACTGCGCCGACTTCGTGGCTCACGTGCGCCGCGAACTGTACGGCCACGACGTGCGCCTGCCCAACGGCCGGCCGCGCGGCGAGGAAGGGCAGGTGGCGCTGGGCGCGCTGTCGCGGCAGTACGCCACGCCCACCGACTCCCCGCAGGACGGCGACCTCGTGCTGATGAAGCGCAAGGCCGGGGCCGG